TGGCGAGTTCGAGGTGGAAATCGACGTCACCGCGACTGTCCGCGAGGTCGTCAAGGCGGACAGCCTCGAATCCGCCCGCGCCAAGGTTCTGGCGATGATCGACGCCGAAGAGATCGACATCGACGGAGCTGATATCGAGACCGCCGACGTCGTGCGGTGCCGCAAGACGCCGCCCATGTTCTGCATCACTCGCCCCGGCACGAGCGTCGTCGCTGTGTCCCATCCACAGCCGGGCGACGAGCCTCGCTTGCCGAACGAATACGAGCCGAACGCTTACAAGCCGGAGGCCGTGTCGTGACCGACTTCTACACCGCCGGAACCCCTGTCTATCAGGCCGCCAAGAAGACCGACCAGTCGAACGGCTGGGGCAGCGACTTCCGCCCTGTCCTGCCGCGTCGGTCGGTTCAGTGGTGGATCGGCAACGTCGCCTCTGCTGCCGCCTGCACCCTGTTCGTGGCCTTTGTCGCGGCTCTGATGTGGAGCGTGTCGTGATGGCTGGGCTCGTCACAGTTCACATCGACATCGATGAGGTCTTGGGAGACCTGAGCGATCAGGACCTAATTGATGAGCTGCAAGAGCGCGGCATCACCGCTGCCGGCGTAGCCGCCAAGGGCGCTTTCACGGAACGCGACCTTCTCGACTTGAAGGACGCAGCGGAAGCAGGCCGAGCTTGGGACGCCCTCGCCATCGTCCAGTCGGCGCTTTGCTCTGGCCGGCTCGCTCAGGCGGTTGCCGCTGCCTATGCCTCGCTGCCGCGAGACCCCCAAAGCGGGAGGCCCGTCATCCAGTGACCCTTCAACCCCTTTCCTCCGCAGCCAGAGCCGGGGCGGGTTCGTCCGCCGCAAGGTCCGCCAACAACGGCGCCCCGGATGGCTGGACCTTTCGAGCCCCCCGCCACGGCGACCTGATCGGTTGCCCCTACTGCGCGAACCGCCTGACCGCCTGCTGCGACTACTGCGGCGACGAGGGCCAGCTGTTCGCGTCCGACATCAGCTATTTCGAGGAGAACCCCTATGGGTGAGCCCGCCATCAAGGGCGAAGTCGTCCAGGTCGAAGAGACCCAAGCGCCCGCCGTCGTCAATCAGGCCGCCGCCATCATTTCGGTGATCGAGCGCGCCGCCACCAACCCCGACGTAGACATCGACAAGATGGAGCGCCTGCTGGAGATGCAGGAGCGCATCCTTCAGCGCGACGCCCGCGCCGCCTATGCAGCCGCTTTGGCCGCGATGGCGCCCGAACTGCCGTCGATTGTCGAGCGCGGCGGCATCAAGGACCGCAGCGGCAAGGTGCAGTCCACCTATGCCCTGTGGGAGGACATCAACGACGCGATCAAGCCTGTGTTGGCCAAGCATGGCTTCGCCCTGTCGTTCCGCACCGGTCGCGACGACGGCCAGATCAGCGTCACCGGCGTTCTGTCGCACCGCGAGGGTCATTCGGAAGAGACGACCATCGTTCTGCCGCACGACAGCAGCGGATCGAAGAATGCCGTCCAGGCGGTTGGTTCCAGCACGTCCTACGGCAAGCGCTACACCGCTGGCCTGTTGCTCAATCTGACCAGCCGGGGCGAAGACGACGACGGGCAGGCTGGCGGTTCGGGCGCGGTCATCACCGACGAGCAGGCAGACACGATCCGCGAGCTGATCGGCTCGACCGGAACCAAGGTCGCCGCCTTCCTCGACTATATCGGCGCGCCCTCGGTGGCTGACATTCCGGCCGACAAGTTCCAAGCCGCCATGAAGGCCCTGCTCGCCAAGCAGAAGAAGGCGGGCCAGCAATGATCGTCCAAGGCTCCGCCGAGTGGCATCAGGCCCGCTTGGGCAAGGTCACGGCCTCCAAGGTTGCGGACGTGATGGCGCGCACCAAGAGCGGCTACAGCGCCACCCGCGCCAACTACGCTGCCCAGCTCATCATTGAGCGTCTGACGGGCCAGCCGACCGAGTGCTTCACCAACGACGCGATGCGCTGGGGCACGGAGAAGGAGCCTGAGGCTCGCCGCGCCTATGCCTTCCGCACCGACAACGACGTGGCCGAGGTCGGCTTCGTGGATCATGCGGCCATCAGCATGGCGGGCGCCAGCCCTGACGGCCTGATCGGTGACGACGGCCTGCTGGAGATCAAATGCCCGAACACGGCCACGCACCTGGACACGCTCCAGACCGGCGCGCCGCCAGCGAAATACGTCTCGCAGATGCTATGGCAGATGGCCTGCACTGGCCGGCAGTGGTGCGACTTCGTTTCCTACGATCCGCGCCTGCCCGAGGACTTCCGCATCTTCATCGCCCGCGTCGAGCGAGACGACGACGCGATCGCCCAGATGGAAACCGAAGTCGTGGCGTTCCTGGCCGAGATCGACGCCCGCATCAACGAACTGAACGCGCGCTACGGCGCCCAGATGAAGGACGCCGCCTGATGGCTGATGACGCAACTTTCGACGCCTCGCCCGACATGCTGACCGCCACTTCGGCCAGCCGCCTCCGCTCCATCATCGAGCGCCTTGAGCGCCTGGACGAAGACCGCGAAGCCATCATGGCTGACATGAAGGAGGTCTTCGCCGAGGCAAAGGGCGAAGGCTACGACGTGAAGGTCCTGCGCAAGGTGCTGAAGGTCCGCAAGCAGGACCGCGCCAAGCGTCAGGAAGAGGAAGCCATCCTCGACCTCTACCTCACCGCGCTGGGGGAGGTCTGATCATGGCCTCGCTCAACTCTGTCCAACTGATCGGCAATGTCGGCAAGGACCCCGACATCCGCACCCTCAACAACGGCAACCGCGTAGCCTCATTCAGCCTCGCACTCTCCGAAAGCTGGCGGGACAAGGCCACTGGCGAGAAGAAGGAGCGCACTGAGTGGGCCAACGTGGTCGTATTCAACGACAGCCTGGTCAAGGTGATCGAGAGCTACGTCTCGAAAGGCGACAAGCTCTACGTCCAGGGCGCGCTCCAGACCCGCAAGTGGGAGAAGGATGGCGTCGAGCGATACACGACCGAAGTCGTTCTGCAGGCCTTCGGCGGCAAGCTGATCCTGCTCGGCGGCAAGCCCCAGCAGTCCGGCGAGAACTTTCGTTCGGGCGATGCTGACGGCGTTTCCCGGCGCGGTGGCGGCGGAGGTCATTCGGACGAAGGACGTGGACGTTCTGGCCCGAAGGACTCTTACGACCTGAACGACGACATCCCATTCGCCACGCCGTTCGGGCTGATCTGATGAGCCGGGCCATCCTTATCCTTGGCAGCAAGGCCGTGCGGGACAAGGCGGTGGCCTGGATCGCGAACGCTCCGGTCAACACCCGGATCGAGTTTCGCGAGCCCAAGCGCTCCCTGCCCCAGAACGATCGCATGTGGGCCATGCTGACCGACATCACCAAGCAGCGCCCGTTCCACAACGGCGTGAAGATGACGGCTGACCTCTGGAAGGCGGTCTTCATGCAGGCGCTAGGCTCGGAAATGACCATGCTCCCGACGCTGCATGGCGACGGCTTCTTCCCCATCGGTCATCGGTCGTCCGAACTGTCCAAGTCCGAGATGACGGACCTGATCGACCTGATGCATGCCTGGGGCGCCGCTCACGACATCGTCTTCCACGACGACGCGAGGGCGGCCGCATGACCGTCTTCACCCTCGAGCAGCGCGCCATCATCGCGGAGGCCGACCGCATCCAGCGCAAGGCCCGCCGCGAGGCTAGAGCCGCCCGCCCGAAGAGCCCGAAGGCTGATCGTGGCCGCGAGCGCGACAACGGCTTCCGCCAGTATATCCGGCGCCAGCCCTGCGAAGCCCGGCACCTCGGCGGCTGCTCCGGACCCGTTCAGCATGCCCACGTCAGCTATCGGGTGCACGGCATCGCGAACAGCTTTGGCCGGGGCGTGAAGAACCACGACCGCCACGGCAACCCGCTCTGCGCCGGCCACCACAAGATGCAGCACGACATGGGCGACGAGCGCGCCTTTTGGTCCCTGCTCGGCAAGGACGCCTACGCAACCGCCGCCGCTCACTACGCGGCCTACACCGGGGAGCCCCACCATGCCTGAATCAACCAAGAGCCCAGCAGAGGTGCTGGAGGCGGCTGCTGATCTGCCAGCGCCGAAATTCCGCATAGGCCAGACGGTATTCTACGCCGACACCGACAGGGTGACGGAGCAGCTGGATTGCCCCGACTGCCTAGGATCGAAAACGTGGCGCCTGGAGATGCCGTCCGGCGACGAGCACGATGTTCCGTGTCAGCGCTGCTGCGGAGGCATGAGTTACAGCCGGATCGATGATCTTCCCACCCTGAAATACGATGTCGCCAAGCCCGTCGCTCGGCCTTTCGTGGTGTCGAACGTCGAGGTGCGAGCCAAGGGCTGGGGCGTGGGTGCCGGTCCCGAGGTCAAATACGGCAACTCCGGGCATGGGTGGCGCGAAGAGCACCAGCTTTACGCGACTGAGAGCGAGGCTCTAGCGGTCGCAGAGACGCTAGCCGCCAAGGCTAATGAGAAGGCCGAGGCGGCCGTCGAGCGTATCCAACTGCGCAACATAGGCGCGTTGAAGCTTGAAGATGCTCGTTTCGATCAGTTCCAAAACGGCCTCTGGAACGCGTGGTATGCCTACCGCGATCTTGTTGAGAAACTTGATGAGCACCTCGACACCAGTGACGGTCGCCAGTCTAGCGATGTCCTCGAGGACTTGCGCAATGACCTGCGCTGGCAGATGGACTACCAAGCGCGTCAAGATCGCCCGCTCGACAAGCTTGTTGAGGCCGTAGAGGCAACTCTCAAGGGCGATGCCAGCGGCCTTGCAGAAGCTTACCAGCGACTTCCGGAAACCCTCCGCCAAGCCTCCATCCGTGGGGGTGAGGTGTCATGAGCAACTGGACCGACATCGCGAAACGATTGCGAGCTGAACGAGACAACTTCGCCAAGCTTGCAGCCAGTCGACGCCGGGACGCCATCGCGTTTCGTAAGGAGGGCCGCTGGCTGGACGCCCTGAACGCTGACAGCCGTGCTCGCGAATATCGGGACGGCCGGGATGAGCGGTCGGCTGAACTCCGGCGCATCAAACATCATGTGGCTCGCGAAAGGTCTTTTCGCGCCACGCAAGCCCGGTTGTGTCGCGTGGACGAGCCTCAATCCCGTGGGGGTGAGGGATGAAGAACAAGCTCTCCGATCTGAACAACCACCTGTTCGCTCAGCTTGAACGGCTTGGTGAGGAAGACCTGACCGCCGAGCAAATCGAGGCCGAGGCGAAGCGCGCTGACGCCATCGTGGATATTTCGGATCAGATCCTTCGGAACGCGGACCTGCACCTGAAGGCCGCGACCCTGATCGCCAATCACGGCGAGCGGTTCCACGACAAGCTGCCGATGATCGAGGCCCCGAAATGAAGGGGCGCCCGATCCTCTATAGCGGCGAGGAACTCGCTTGGCTGGAAGAGCGCAAGGAGTGGCCGCGCGCTGCCCTGCACAGCGTCTTCGTCGTGCTGTTTCAGCGCCACGATGTGTCCAAGTCATCGCTCAACGCCCTGATGAAACGAAAGGGCTGGATGACCGGGCGGACCGGCTGCTTCGCGAAGGGACAGGAGCCGCCCAACAAGGGCAAGCGCTGCCCCGAAGGTGTCGGGGGGCGTCACCCGAACGCGCGCCGGTCGCAGTTCAAGAAGGGCGCTACGCCGCACACCTATCGCGGCGCCGGTCACCAACGCATCGACAGCAAAGACGGCTACGTCGTGATGATCGTCGAAGAGCCGAACCCGTGGACCGGCGCCAAGACCCGCCCGGTCCACAAGCATCGCTGGCTTTGGGAGCAGGCGAACGGCCCCATCCCTGACGGCTACTGCTTGAAGTGCCTCGATGGCGACAAGCTCAACACCGACCCGTCGAACTGGACCCTGATCGAGCGTGGCGTCCTGCCGCACCTGAACGGCGGTCGGTTCAAAAAGCGGCTGGCCTACGACGAGGCCGCGCCGGAACTGAAGCCGGTTCTCATGACTGCCGCGAAGATCAAACACGCCATGCACAAGCGGCGCCAGGAGAAATCAGCATGACTCCCCCTATCCGCACGGTCTCCGTGCCGGTCGAGCCGACAGAGGCGATGATGAACGCCTGTCCGTCGTCGTTCTCACCCTCGTTTGCGGCCATCTGGCCGAAGATCTGCCGTGACATTTATCAAGCCATGCTCTCCGCAGCCCCCGCGCCGGAAGGCGGGGCTATCGTCAGATGGAGGGGTGATGGCATCCCATACACCTGCCCCTATCCCTCGATTGGTGTTCGTGGGTCACCCTACGGCTATAACATAGACCCAGGCGCAGGGAGCGGAATGGATCGGCTTCAGCGAAACTGGCCCGACCGCGCTCAAGTGCGAGACATGAGGGAGCGTGACGGAGAGATCACGCCGCTGTTCCCATCATACGCCCTCGCCACCCGCGAGGAAGCCCCGGCAGAGGCGGGTCGCGACCCATACGACGTGGAACATGGCCTCGCGGGCGTCGAGGGTTTCGGCGCGAGCTATAGCCGAGAGAAAGGGAAATGGCTCCTCTACTCCATGCCTGGTGCAAAGCCGTTCGGCTCAGTGGATGGCTTCGACAGGGCCGCTATCGACTTCGTTATTGACGCCTTGCGTTCTCACCGCACCGCCCTCCGCGCCCAGCCCCAAGCCCGCGAGGAAGCGCAGCCGGTTGGGGTTGTGGATGGGCTCATAGGTCGTCTGAACACGGCAGAGTTGGACGACGGAACGCCCCTCTACACCACCCCACCCGCGCCAGAGGCTGAGAAGCTGCGGTCAGTTCTGGCAGATGTGGTGTCGTGGTTCACGAAGCCCGTTCAAGGCGAGCGCGGCCTCGTTTGGGTTATCCCTGCCGGTGAACGAGGCGCTGACGACGCGGTGTCCGAAGCCCTCGCCGCCCTGCAAGCCGAACAGGGGGCGAAGTGATGGCTGAGACTAAATGCAAACGCGGGTTCCAGTCTCACGTCATGTGCGACTGTGAGCCAGTCCACCCCCTCACCCCGCGCGAGAAGGTGGTGCTGAAGCCGTGCCCGTTCTGTGGCGGCGAGGCGTTTGCTGGCTCCAACTTCGATAATGACCACTACGTCATGTGCGGCGCGGACTGCGACAGATGCGGCGGCATGGTCGGCTACATGAAGACCGAGATGGCGGCTATCGAAAACTGGAACCGTCGCACCGCCCTCGCATCCGGCTCCGGTGATCATGCGGAACTGGCGGCTAAGGCTGAGCGATGCACGACGGGCGACCCTTGGTATAAGGATGAAGACCTTCGCGGCCGACAGTCGTTCGGGCAGTTCCTATCGCAGGACCGCGCCTTCATCGCCGCCGCCAATCCCGCCACCGTCCTAGCCCTCCTCGCAGAGAACGCGGCGCTGAATGACTACGGACGGTCTGTGGCGAAAGAAGCGTTAGGATACCGCAACCAAGCCACCGAAGCAGAGCGCAAGCTGGCTGAGGCGGTGGGGCTATTGTCAGAACTAGAGCAACACGTCCGCGCTGCCAGCGAAGGGCGCGGTCATGCACGGGCGGGAGTCAAATCCGCTGACGCCATCCACGCCTTCCTCAGCAAGGAGGCCGAACGTGGGTGAGAAGCCAGTAACCATTGGCGCCATTCGCCGGGAGATCCGGTCAATCTCCGGGATGCAGGCATCGCCTTTTCGTAAGGGCATCATCGCCGGGCTCAAAGCACGGACGGGCCAGGTGCCTGTCGGTAATCCATACCCGGCAAACGGTCCTGCTGATGGCCGCGCGCACCGTCTATGGCGAGAGGGATACGAACACGGTTTGGTTCGCAGGCTCCCCCTCCCTCCAGCACCAGGAGCAGAAGATGAATAGGGTTCATTCCGCCTGCGGCTCCATACCCGGCGAGGGTGCGGGCCCCCGTCGCGTCCAGCTTTCCCGCGCGAAGGGATGGAGGATGCCGGAAAACACGGTGAGCGTCGCCCGGCCCGGTCGATGGGGGAACCCGTTCAGGGTCGGCGACTTCGGCATCCCGACCGCAAAAGAGGCTGTCACGCGCTTCCGTGAGTGGCTGGGCGGACGCGTTGTCGGCCCGCCCCAGCCCGACCCGTCATCCCTGCGCGGGAAGAACCTCGCCTGCTGGTGCCGCCTCGATCAGCCCTGCCATGCCGACGTGCTGCTGGAACTGGCGAACAAGCCGGAGGACACCACCCATGACCGCTGACCTGTCCGCCCTCATCGCTAGACTGGAAGAACTGACAGAGCCCGATCTTAACGGAGGGTGCCTGCTATGGAGCGGACCGAGCTTTTCGGGCAGGGGACGGGAGCGTCCATACCTTGCTGTTGATGGTCAGCGCTGGCTCGCCCATCGCGCGATCTACTATGCCGCGACAGGAGTGAATCCTGGAGAGGGCTTTGTCTGCCATAAGTGCGACGTGCCGATGTGTGTGAACCCACGCCACCTCTACCTCGGCAATCACAAATCCAACATGGCTGACATGACGGAGCGTCGGAGATATTTCGCCGCCACTCAGCCCGACCGTTGCCGCCAAGCGGGCTTGAAGGCTGGCCGGTCCAATACTTGGACGAGAGGAGCCAAGAACCCCAGGGCCAAACTTACTGGCGAACAGGCGGCGGCCATTCGCGCGGACAGCAGGCCGACAAAAGACGTCGCCTCTGACTACGGCGTGGATCGCACCACTATTCAGCGCATCAGAAGAGGCTCGCTTTGGCTCCGCGCCAAGCTCGACGGGTACGAAGCCGAAGGCGAAGTGAACAAAAACCCCAAGGCACAGGAGGGGTGAATGGGTGATCAAAACACGTCGTTCGGCTGGGCCGTTCTCTATCCACATGGTCGCGGCTTCTATTGCCCCGGGGCCCCCGCCATCGACAGCGTGTCGTTCACGCGCGAGGCCGCCATGCACAACTTCGTCGCTGGCTGGAGGCATGACGGACACGACGGACTGTCCGCGTCGAAGGTCTGGCAGCGCGCCTATCGTCGCGGCTGGCGACTCTCTCGGGTCGCTGTCACCCCGGCTTTCGGAGGGCCAGCATGACCCCGCTGATCCTAATCTGCGCCACGCTGGCCATGAGCGACGGAGACAGCGGGCGGTGCATCACCGAGGACGGCGAGCGCCACCGTGTCCGTCTGGCCGGCATCGATGCTGGCGAGGTCGCACCGTTTAACCGCTGCCGCCAGCGGCCGAACGTCTGGGCTTGCTCTCCGCAGGCTACGACCACGGCTGACCGGGCCACAAAGCGAGCCCGCCAGCTCGCAGCCAACGGTGCCCGGTGCACCGTCCAGTCCCGCGACCGCTATCAGCGCATCGTGGCGACCTGCACGGTCAATGGCCGTGACCTGGGCTCGATCCTCGTCCGTGAGGGCCTGGCCATCTCCGAAACCAACTACGGCGATCCCTACCGCCGACAAGAGAACGAAGCCCGAGCGAGAGGAAGGGGGGTGTGGCAGTGAGCGCGCACGTCCAGCAACGAACAGAGCGGCGCCCCTCCCCGGCTGACTGGGGCGACAACGACCCGATGACCTTGGTCGAGTTTGTCACTGTTTTTGGCGAGATCTACCCGATCACCATTTCCGCCATGCGAACGGAGATTGCCCGGGGCCGCTTGACCGCTGCCCGCGTCGGGGGCTCCTACTACGTCACACCGGCCAGCGTGAGGGCTCTCTTCCAATGTCCCGTCAATCCAAAGGCCCCCGCCTCTACCTCCGAAAAGGCAGGGTCGACTCGCGCTCCGGCAAGCGCCTTCCCGACCGCTGGTTCATCCGTGACGGATCGGTTCAGATCAGCACGGGCTGCGGCCCTGAAAGCCTTCGAGACGCCGAAAGGCAACTCGCCACGTATATCGCGGGCAAGTGGGACCGACCGTCAGGCGAGAGTGATCCCTCTAAGGTCCTGATCGCAGACGCCCTGGCGCTCTATGCGCGCGAGCGCGGGTCAAAGCTGAAGGCTACTCCTGCGACTATGGCGGGGTTCGTGGCGCACCTCTTGTCATGGTGGGGCGAGCGCACGCTTGCTGACGTGCGCCGGACCTCCTGCCAGGCCTACGTCGCCCACCGAACCTCGCAACCGATCGTGCACGGCAATACCGGCCGAACAGTAAGCGCCCAGACAGCCCGCCGTGAGTTGGAGGTGCTTTCCGCTGCCATCGGGTTCTGGGATAGCGAACACCACCTCACACGGCGCCCGGCCGTCATCCTGCCCGAGAAGCCAGAGTCGAACCGCGACGCGCTTTCTCGCAGTGATGCAGCCGCCCTGCTTCTGGCCGCGATGGGCTGGCGCCTGACGGATGGGAAGTGGGCGCCTATTCCTGGCGCCGCGAAGAGCAATCGGAAGCACATGCGCCGGTTCATCCTGATCGGCCTCTATACCGGGTCCCGCTCGGGCGTGATCAAGCGGCTGCGCTGGACCGAAAGCCTCGATGACCCGTGGGTCGATCTAGCGAGCGGCGTCATCTACCGGCGCGGTCGCAACGAAACAGAGTCCCGTACGAAGCGGCGCCCCATCGTGAAAATGCCCCGGCGACTTCTCGCGCACATGCGCCGCTGGCATGCGCTGGATCAGAAGCGTGGGGTCGACACAGTGCTTCACTTCGGCGGCGAGCCGGTTTCGGCCGTGCGCACCGGGTTCACCGGCTGCGTCAAGGACGCAGGTCTGGTTGGCCCGACCCCGCACTGGCTGCGGCACACCTGCTGCACCTGGCTGATGGAGCGCGGCGTCGATATCTGGGACGCGGCGGGCTACGCAGGCATGAGCCCAACAACGCTTCAACAGCACTATGGCCACCATCGACCGGACCACCAGTCCGCTGCCCGCAAGGCCCTCGGATAGGGGACTAGCTGGAAAGCATTCTGGCAAGCAGACGCCAATCCAGTTTTGGATCGTCCGCTAAGTCATTGAAAATGATGGTAGGCGGCGACGGGTTCGAACCGCCGACCCCCTCGGTGTAAACGAGGTGCTCTGACCAGCTGAGCTAGCCGCCCACATCATTCGACTCAATGTCGAGGACAGGCTTCATGCCCTGTGGCGGTCAGCCGTTCAAGGCGCTTTTCAAGCCTTCG